GCCGACGGGATTCTTCTCGGGAATCCACGGCTGGCCGCCAAAGTTCTGAATGTTGTTGTGCAGGGTGCAGCCGCTCATCTGGTGGTTGCAGCCGAGCGCCATGGTGATCGGACCGCCGACGACCAGTGTCTCGGCGTCGCCCGAGAGCAGGACCTGGTTCGAGCCGCTGACGACATCGATGACGGTGCGGGTCTCGGCGCGGCCGTCGGCGCTCGTCCATTCGGCGAGACCGCCGATGAAATCGGTCGGGACCTGGATACCGAACCAGCCGGTCGGCAGAGTGACCGTGGCCCCGCTCACCGCGGCGACGGTGACGCTGAGCGACGCCGAGGGCTTATCCGCGAGGCATTGCTGCCCGTAGAGGACATAAGGGCAACCGTAGCCGTAGCGGCGGCGCAGACCCATCCGGCGCATCGAAGTCGAGACCGGTTCGCAGGTGAACTCCGCCTCATTGGCCGAGGTGCGCAGCGCGATCACGCGACCGGTCCAGAAGGTCTTGAAATCGCCGTTGTCGACGTGGCCGCCGAAGATCGTCACATTGACCACTTGCGAGGGCGGGAAGACGTCGAAGAACTCGGCGAGCGCGGCGTCCTTGGGTAGCCGGATCGTCAGTTGCGCCTTGTCGAGCGTCCCCGAGGCCTTGGGCGAGTCCCGATCGCTCGGGATCGGCTGGTAGGTGACGCCGTTGAACGTGACCGGGACCTCGCCGTCGGTGTAGGCGAAATAGTCGTTGATCCCGTCGCCATAGGTGAACAGCAGCAGCCCGATCGGCGCGCCGAGGGTGCGACTGGTCTCCTGAACCTCGAAGGTCATCGCGTCCTCATTCGGCCGGGAGATCCTCGAGAGTCTCTACCATCAGTTGATTTTGCGCAACTGAATCGGTCAGCCATTCGGTGGTCATCAGATCGCTCGAATGGCGCCAGACCGGCATCCAGGAGATCATCGCCACGTCGGCGGGGTCGATGGCGATGGTGATCGGCGCGGCCAGTTCGACCAGGGTGTCGTTGCCGCCGCCGTCGCTGATGGCGATAATCGAGATGACCTTGGCGAAGATCATCGTCTCGTCGTTCAGCAGGATCATCACCGCGCGAAAGACGGTGTCGGTGGAATAGGTGTTGAAGACGTCGAGGCCGGCGATGCGGAAATTGGTCGCGCCGGCGACGATCGCATCCTTGAGCGGGAGATCGGGCTCGAAGGTCGGCATGTAGAACTCGCCGCGCTGCCCCTTGCCGCGTTCGAAGATTTGCTCGATCGCCTCCATCTCGGCGTTGGTCTTGCCGACGTAGGTCGCCTGGAGGGTGCGGGTCGCGAAGGTGATCGGTCGGTAGTGAGTGACGAGGCCCTGGCCATAGTCGAGGGTCTCATAGGGTCCCTGGAACTTGCCGGTGATCGTCTGGCCCCAGTCGGGCTTCGCCAGGACGACCTCGCGGCCGTTCCAGATGAGCGGCGCGGGCGGCGGCGCGATCCCCAGTTCGGAAGCCGGATCGACGTCGAACTGGATAGCGAAGGTCGCCGCCTCGTTGGTATTGCGATCGCTGGTGAGTTCGGTCTTCAGGAAGCCTTTGACCGAGGCGCAGATCTGGCTTCCGACGGGGAAGTCGAGCGGCATCACCTGGGCGAAGGTGACGACGGTTCCGGCGATCGAGGCGACGTTGGCGAGGGTCTGGTCGGCCCCGTTGCGGATCGCCACGCCCGCGCCTACGGCCAGCCAGGAGGGCGGTGTGATCCCGACATCGACGCTCGAGGCGCCCATGGCCAGGTCGGCGACCGTCGCCACCTTGCGCGTCGTGTCGGTCAGCAGAGCGGCGGTCGCCTGGGCGCGGATGAGGAAATTCTGGAAGGTCGGAAGCTGCGCGCCATAGACCAGGATCGAGAAGTCGAAGGTCTTGCGCGGCGTGAATCGAAGCGCGCGGCGCTGTTCCTTGCCCGAGCGCGAGGTGATGATGTCGGTCTTGAACTCGCGGGAAATCTTGAAGATTTTCGACCAGTCGGGATCGAAGGGCAGGCTCGCCCCGCGCAGTCCCTGGATGAAGAGACCGACGGTCTCGGGGGTGTCGAAGCCGAAGGGGATATTGCCGGCGATCTGGGGAGAGCCCACGGCCTCGGCGGTGACGTTGATGGCGAGGACAACCAGGGCGCCAATGGTCACGGGCAGGCTGAGCGATCCGAGGTCGACGCCCGAGCCGGCCGGCGGCGGCGCGGTCAGCAGGGTGCGGGGGACGAAATAGGCGTTCCAGACCAGCAGTTGGACGGTGGAAGCGCCGTCGATGGTCCCGAAGTCGATCTGCGGCGGGATCAGATAGATGCGGTTGTAGAAGTCGTCGACGAACTCGGTGAGGCGATAGCCGGTCTCGGCGATCGAGCGGGTCGCGATCTGGCGATTGTTGGTGAAGGCGCCGGCCAGGATCGCCGCGCCGTCCAGCGCGACGAAGGGATGGACCGCGCTCGTGCGGTCGAGCGAGCGGGCGGCGGTGGCGGGAAGGTCGCCCCATTGCGCCTCGACCGGATCGCCGAGAATGAAGCCGGTGAAACTCGGCATTTCAGTTTGATTGGTAGGCCAGGCCGACGAGACCGCTGGTCTCGCCCGAGACCTGTTGCGAGGCGTTCACCGGAACCGAGAGCAGGGTGGACTTGGCGAACTGCGGAACGACCAGCCATTGGCTGGAGCCGATGGTGATGGTGGACTCCGGATCGACCCCGTCCAATGAGATCAGGCGCACGCCCGGCGGCCGCCCGATCGCGCTCATATTGTCGCCGGTGCGGCCGGCATAGAGATTGATCGGAGTCAGGACCTTGACCGAGGCGAAGGTGTTTTCGCCGATCCCGACGTAGGCGTCATTGGCCTGGTCGCCGAAGCCGCCGACCACGCAGGCTTCGGGCATGGCGAAATTGTTGGCGATCGGGAAGCGCGAGAAGACCCGCCAAGGATAGGTCGGGTTGTCGGCGTGGACGATATGGACCCCGCCGCACCGGGTCGCGTCGGCGACGGCCTGGAAGGCGCCGAAGAGATACTGAGTATAGTCGCCGAGCCAGGGCGAAGAAGTGAAGGCCATGTCGCTGAAGCGAGAGCCGCAGATGATCTCGCCGCCAGTGTAGTTCCCGATCCCCTCCATCACCCCGAGATAGAGATGACGGTAGAGGTTGAAGCCATAGCAGATGATCGCGGCGATATAGGGCTGCGGAGTGAGCGAGCCGATCAGGATCAACTTCGTCGGCAGGATCGAATTGAAGACGCCGCCGACCGCCAGTTTCGGCGACCATGCCTGGGCGACCGAGGTTGCGATCGAGGCCGACGACCACTGGACCGCGTCATAGGCGACCGAGGTGAAGAACGACGGATAGAAGCCGGTCACGACGTCCATCTGAAAGGTCATCCCGCCGCCCGGCGCCTGGACCGTCGGGCTCGAGGACGAGCCGCCGACGGTGAAGCCGAGCGTGGTTGCGAACGCCTTGACCAGCGGCGGAATGTCCGAGAGCGCCGCGATGGTGGTGGTGGTCATCGTCGCCATGGAAGGATCACCCCAGAGCCAGCGCCCACAGATCCGAGGCGCGAAAGACGTTCGCGATGACCAGGTGATCGGTGGAAGCCGCGTTGATGATGTCGCCGGCCGAATTGCCAAAGGCGGGCGCGAAATAGAGGCCGTCGAGAATCCCGAAGGTCTGCTTGGCCGGATAGTTCTGGACCAGGGTGAGCGGGGTCATGGCGTAGCCGCCGCCGAAACTGTCGCGCTGTTTGACCAGGAGGTCGCCGTAGCCGGCGCCCGAGGAAGGGCCCCCGAACTGGACCGCGTCGAGGTTGGCGAACATGAACCGCGGTCCGACGCCGACGAGCGGGGTCGAAGTCTCGGTGATGACGTTGCCGCTGTTGGCCCCATAGAGCCACTGGCCGGCGGGATCGAGCAGGCGCAGGGACGAGGTGCCGAAGGTCCCAGGCGGGTTGTATTGCGGATCGACGAACATGGTCTGGCAGGGGTTGGAACTGGTCCAGGCGTCGGCGCCGTCGATCACATCGCCCCGGCTTCCGCCGACCAGGAGCGGATAGGGATATTCGCTGGGGGTTCCGTAGGGCAGGAAAAGGCCGCCGTAGAGCGCCTGAAAGACGGTGGCGATCTGGGCGACGGCGACGAAGCGACGCCCGTTGGCGACGAACCAATAGGTCATCGGCGAGGAGTCGAGATACATCGCCACGTTCGGCGAGACGTTGGCGTGGCCCTCGATCGCCGTAGCGCCAGGAACTACGCCGGTCATCCCGTTCATCCAGAGGATGAACTTGTTGGCGCTCACATCGCTGGTGAGGCGCAGGCCGATCATCACCTGGTCGCTGCCCGAGAGCCCGGGACCCTGAAGGACGATGTCGCCGCCGCTGGTCCACGGCTGGGTCCACGCCTGGGAAGCGCTGACCAGTGAGCCGCTGGTCTTGAGGAAGGTCTGGAGCTTGGTGAAGAAGTCGGCGGCGTTGGTCGCCGTCCCGGTCACATAGGCGGTCATCAGGCGCTCCCCATGGCGGCGCGCCAGGCGCGTTGGTTGCCGCGGACGTGATTGAGGATGGCGCGCTCACCGACATCGGTCTTCATCGCCTCGGAGAGCATCTGGCCATGGTCGATGGCGTTGACGATCTTCACGCTCGGCTGAACTGAGCGGCCACCGGCGCCCCCGCGGCCGCCGCCATTGAAGGCGTGGCGCGGATCGGCCTCGGTCAGGACCTCTTCGTTGCGCTGAAGGATGGTCCCGTATTCGTCGCTCGAAAGGCCCGGAATCCCGCCCGAGTGCATCCGGATCGCGTCGAGGAAGGCCAGCGGCGAGGTCCGGCGGCTCATTCCGCCCGGACGCCCGACGATCCCGCCGGCATGGATGAGGCCGGGAACGAAACTGCTGGCTTGGTCGACCAGGCTCGCCAGACCGTCGCCGGCGCCCGCGCCAGCGCCGCCAATGCTGCCGAAGAGACTGCTGAGCAGACCGCCTCCGCCCCCTCCTCCACCGCCGCCGAGCCCGCTCAGGAAGGACAGTCCGCCGCCCCCGCCTCCGCCGCCCGCGCCGCCGGCAAGCATGGCGGCCGAGATCTGCCCCGCGACTGTGGTTCCCGCGGCGACAAAGGAGGTCGAGATGGTCGTGGCCACGGTCGTTCCCGCAGCCGTGAGACCGGTCGCCGCCCCGGCGCCGGCGAGCGAATTGGTGGTCTTGGCGATGAACCCGCCGATCGGCGAT